GACTACATGAAACATGTATGGCGCTTCCTGTGGATCTATACAATAGCTTGGCCAAAACACATCCTCATCTGGTGCAAGGGCTTTGATCTTGGGTCTACTTACAACTTGGCGTGTGACAGGTACTGTGGTTTCTCCATCCTTACGCATTTCCTTTAACATTGCCCGTGCCTTGGACTTGCTAATATCAAACTGTGTTTTAAGTGCCTCGCTTAATTCCTCGTCCATACTTCCATCCTGTATAGCTCCGGCAATCTGTGGAAGGACTTGTGCAATCTCTTCAAGCTTAATGGTCTGTTGTTGCTTCAGTTCTTGATTCTCGTACCAAGCATAATGAACCATCATACCTTTTTCAAAAAGATGATTTAATCCAAGTTCAATCTCAGGGTAAAACTCCTGCATCTTAGAATTAATTAACCATCGTAAAAAGTTGCTTACTACATTGGCACGCTCAACATCACTTGATTCTGTGGGAGTGGCTATTATATGACCTCTACGGATTGCATTCATTGACATTGCCACCCGGCAAGTAATCAATTCATCTGCCATGCGAACTTCTTGATCACTTGCACCAACCCAAGGAAATACCTCACCTGTTGAACTCTGGTTGGCATACTTCTTGAAGTCATCACTCTTGCCTGCCCATAAGCAATTACGGACATCGTAATCTCTTTGTCTACGATCTAACCATTCACCTAAATCACTCTGTGTACGCTTGTACGCTTCACTAAGATAAGCAATGTCAGGCTCTTTTGAGACATATAGTAATTCTGGATCGGACGCAGAGAGCATGTGTAGCATAAAACTACATTAGCACCCTTATGTAGTCAACCTAATATCCACCACCACCTGTGACCTGTATGTCACGATTGGTTACATAATCTGCTCCACTTACAAATAAATAACGCAGGCAGTCAATTTGGTCAGAGAAGTAATCACTCTTACTCTCTCCTGCATATTCAAGCATGGATGATATTGTATTCTCGCACTGATCGGAGAAGTAAAGCTTAGGGCAATTCTTGTCTGTCATGGTTTCTGTATCATCCCATGATAGTGCATCATTGATCTTCGCAATACCAGAGTCTATGGACACACCTGGTGCAGCACGGAATACAAATCCCATGTTACTCATTGTATTAATTATATTACTCTCCCCTTCCTTTGTACGCACTGTGGCTGCTCCCATGCGTGGGTCAACTATGCGCTCAAATATGTCCTCACCATCCTCCTGTGCTTCAAAGTAATCCTTGTAATCACTGTACCCCCAACCAAGAGGACGTTGTCCAGGGCCAGGCTTGCCCACTGCTTTACCAGCACCATTAATGTGAGGGATTGCCCATGCTCCCATTGTACTGTCAGGGAACTCACGATAGATGTATATCTTCTTGTCCTTCGTTACACCTGCCCATAATCCAACCCAAGGTTTACTGCCACCCGGATCGCAGATAAAGTAACGGGTTACATTTGTAGATGGATCTAAGATGAATGGTATCTTGCTATGTTCTATTACATTTGTCTCACGCTGAAATTTTGGGAACTTTCCTTCAAAGCTCTTACTTGGTATGCCAAATAATCTAGCAAGCTTTACCTCCTGTGGTTGCTTACTATAGGTACGCACAAGTTCATTGGAATCAACGAAGGGACTCATCTGTGACCAAAAATAATATATGCGACAGTCAGGCCAATTAGCAGACACTTGTTCAGTAGGTAGTTCCTTATCCATTAACGCACTATACTTTGACCTGACTGTCGTAGCTCCTTTCAGTAAACTATTAACTAATGGCGTGTATCCTTGCAGAGTAGTAAAGGTCAGAATCAAGCGACCATGATTATCGGTAAGTCTTGCCAATAGCGTGTTAAAAATATTCTCAGGAATCTCCTCATCTGCATGAATACAATGGGCTGCCCATCCCTCAAAGATTTGTGGGTCTGCCATGTACTGTCTGTAATTATTAAAGTATATCGTACTCCCTCGCTCGGCATCTGGATGTGTGGGTGGCAGGATTGCTTTGCCAGCATTAAATCCATTCTTCTGTGTATATTGCAAGGAATGATTCTCACTCTTCTTCTTGCTTCTCTTGTACCTTGCCGGAAGGGAATCCCATATATAACGCTGGGAATCACTTATACTTCTTTCCTCACTAACATGCAAAGAACGTATCTCTGCTTCGGGTATGTTCTGTGCCAAGTGTACAAGCAAGCGAGAAGCGAAGGTGGTCTTTGAACTTCGGTTGCCTCCGAGGCAAACATGAATTTTTGTATCCTTCCAATTATCCATCACCCTACGCCACCCAGGAAGAGTCCAACCCCATTCGATTGGATCTTCCTTCTCGCTGTTTGGTTGGTCAAGGAGCAAGCGTGTAAGTGTTTCGGCACGTACAGGATCTTGTACAGTTAGTCTATCTATCTCCTCATCTGATAATGCACACTTCAACTCTCCTCTATCATACTTAAAGTCATCTGTCCAAGGCACGCCAAAGCGTGCGTCTATCTCATCAGCATAGGTTATTTTAGCCACGATTAAGTATCTCTATCCCTACGATGATTGCTTCTTCGAGCGAGTTACACGGGATTTTTTTTGCACCGATTGTCCAGCCTTCCGTATCCTCTCCAACGTCTCTGGGCTTAATTGCAAGGGTGGCGGCCCTAGCTTTTGATAATTGCACCTCGGTAATTTTGCAACTGATGTTGATATCGCTCGTCCGTATTTTTTCCAATAAATCGGATTGTATCCCTTGGGTACATTCACTTGTCATTACATTTGCAGGTATCTTCGTAAAATTGCTTCCATTGCTTGCCACATTGCCAACATCTCTGCCATCCAAAGGGGGCTTTTCTTGCCCACAACTTCTGCTGTTCAATAGTCCAATCATCATCCCCGTCTATCCACTTCATGCTTGTCTGGCTTGCTCCTCAGTTAATTGCTTCCAAATATCACAACATCTGACCTTTAGATCCGTTACTTCCTTGGATAGTTCGTCATTCTGCTTCTCCAGATCAATAACCCTGCTCTTAAGCACCATATTCTCATCCGTTAATCTCCTCACCCATAATGGCCAATTCTCTATCTTCTCTCCCGTGGGGGCATATATATTCATTCTTCCTCCTCCTCTAGTTCCATGTCACATTCAAAATCCACAACATCTTCATCAAAATATTCATCCACTGCATCACCCATGCAGTCCAATAAATCAGAATCCTCCAAATCAGATTCCTCTGACCATCGATGAATCAAGTTTTTCAACTCATGTATAAATTGCCTTTTTGCGTCTTCCATGATTTACGATGTCAAATTTTTCCCTGCTGGGCATCTTGCGTGGTATCGTTGTTCGATACACTGAGCCATGGGCGTTGATTGCTAGTTGATTCTTGTTCCAAAATCTGTGCCAAGCTTCGTTCATCTCTGCGTAACTTACCGGGCATTCAATTCCTTCCATAAAGTCTTCCATGCTAGTTCTGCTGTTTGGGTATTATCCACATTACAACCTCACTGATTCCCACCACTCCTTGAGTTGACTATCCTCTTCGCTCAACTTGTCCAAGATTAACTGAAGGGTAAACCTTGCCATAGATAACTCCTTGTCCTTACTCACTGACATTAATGACTTCTTTACATGCTCAGGCATGGGTACACATATACTTGTACCAGCAGTCATCTCCCCAAGATAATAATCCTTACTCTTATGTCTCATTACCTTCTCTTGATACGTTCCCATTCAATGCGTTGAAGTTCATCCTCACTCTCTTCCTCCTCTTCGCTCGGCATGTCCCCTACTACATCGTAATCAACTTCATCATCATCTATCATATCAATCTGTCCTTCCTGTCATAATTCCCTTCCAAAGTGTACATATCCCCATCCTCACGCTTAACCTTGACCATACTTCCCAATCCAAACGTACCTGGCTTTGCACGGAACTTGCCATGTGTACCATCTGGAAACTCAATAAAACGAAGGTATGGATTCTTAGGTAACAGATAGACCTTCGCACTGCGTACTTCATCCATACTCTGCTTAATCATCCCCTCCTTAATACTTGCCCTCTCCTCCTTCGCATCCTCATCCCCCTGCTCGCTTGCCATAGTCTCAAGCAATAAAACCATCTTCTTGCTCAATCGCTTCTGACTGAATGCAAGCCTGACTGTTATAGGCTTCACACCAACCAACTTGCTAAACTCCGTGTAGTTCATACACGCTCGCTTTAATACCTCCTGTGCTTGCTTAACTTCCATTTGTAGCCTTATGTAGTCTTACACTTGACAATGCAAGTATTTTCTGAAAAAAAGTCTAAATACCATGCCCAAGAGATACCAACGAAGAGCAGGATTACCAAAGGATGTCCGTGGATTTTGTACAGATATGACAAAAAACAATATAATTAAATCAGCAGCAAAAATTGCAGCTAAACAATCAAATGCAACAAAAGAGGCAGAAATCCTCAACCAACAAGATCCAGAAATACGTCAGTCCGTTGCCAATTTCCTACGCTATCGCTTGGACATGACAGAACAGGAGTTCCTAAACAAAGTAAACTCCAAGCTATCCGACATGGTAGCAGACTCCCTAAACACACTTCACAACAAACTAGACGAGATACCACCACAAAACCTTGCCTATGCAGTGGCTGTACTCATGGACAAGTTCCTTACAGTATCAGGCAGGCCATCTAACATAACCGCATCTGCAAATGTAACCCTGGGTGCATCTGATATGTCCCCGGATCAAGTACGATCCATTCTAAAAGGGGCAACCAAAGAAGTTAAAAAACAACCAACCAAAGCATCAGAGGATAAAGTTGTAGACATCACTCCAGCAAATGATGACTCCGCTAAATAAACAAATCAAAGCACTTAGGCAAAAAGGATTAACCTTTAACCAAATTGCAAAGAAACTTAAATGCTCGAAATCAACTGTATCCTACGCTCTGCGTAAAAAAACAAGAGAGCTGGTAAAAGCAAGGAATGAATTAAAACCAAAACACAGACGCATCATAGAAAATAAAATCTATACCTTTAAAGCTCCAAAACCTAAAAAACATTCAAATAAACTCTGGTATCTTAATCAAACACCAAGACAAATATCAAAATCAATATCTACCAAAGCTTCAACATTTCAAAAACCTATGACATTCAACTATAAAGATGTATATGCAAAATATGGTGACCACTTTCCATGTGCATTAACAGGTAGACCATTAGACTTTAATAAACCAAATACCTACGAGTATGACCATATCATCCCATCCTCACGTGGTGGTGATAACTCTCTAAGCAACCTGCAAATACTATGCCCAGAAGCAAATCAAGCAAAGGGCAAACTCACAGATCAAGAGTTCATAGAACTATGCAAAGAAGTTGTAATACATGCAGGGCATAAAATCTATAAACCCATAGATATGTAATTCTTTCTCAGGTATTACCTAGTAATTCAAGCACCACACTCCATACCTACTAGATAAACTACAACTACCCTACAAACACATACAGGCTCTGCATGGGGGGTATGGGGGTATCAAACATGGAAGCGTGGAGGTATGCCCCCACATCGTAACCAGACGCAAGCAACGCCCCCAACGAGGGGGCAATATTGCAAAAAAAGTTACGTGGGGGGTGATAATAATATAGAAAGAACGCAGGCAAGCCGGGCTACCCCCTCCCCCCTACCTAGTGCAAATACATAAATACACGCAAAGATTGCTTTACAGGTGTATATCAGCGTGCTTCGTTATTACTAGTGACAACGCAAGGTGCATAAACAGTGGGATTCAGCTTGCAAGCTTGGCAAGTTTGCACGATTGCAAGCAAAACGAGAGCTTGCACGCTTGGTATGTTGGAATGGGATTAATGTATTTATGTATATAATGCATATAGTGTAAGTACATATCATATGTATTTTAAAAATGTGCTACCATCTCGAAATGCTTTTTATTGCAAGTAACTTGCATTAAGGATTCCATGGTTGCACGTTGCAAGCTCCACAAGATTCCATGTTATATTAATACTTGGTCCAGGCTTTCATGCTTTCATATTTTCATGTAATTAATTTACATACTTTGCATTGCGCCGTTGCGTTCGCGGAGCGAACAATGGGCGGCATGCTGCATGTATAGTAAGTTGCAAGCTTATTTACTTATTGAGTGTCAAACGGCTACAAATGTATTTTTATGCTTGCAATGGCAAATAAATGCATTTACTGTGCATGAATCCAAAGCGAGATTACTCGCATTTATTATTACTAAATTACTACTATGAAATATTCAGAACTTAAAGACGCGCAGCAAAGCGCTTTTAATAACTTTGAAGGCATCTTTTTTGCTTTCGATAATAAACAGTTTGACACGGGCCTTGCAAAGCTTGGTGCAAGCAAATTAGATATTATACAGTGCAGCGCTGGTATGTTTTTACTCAAATCCAGGGAAGCCGCGCTGGATACTTTGCTTGAAACAAGCAATAAGGAAATGAAAGAAGCACTAAAGGATGAAACCTTTTTGCAAGATGCGCTTACTTACGAACTTTGCAATCATGAATACTGCATAACAGGCAGCACAAGAGACGCGCTTGCAGCTCTTGATCTTACATATGAAGAAATACCAGCGCATGTAATGAAAGCCAGCAGGATAGCAGCAAGCAAAGATTATTAACCTTACATACTACAAACAACTAAATTTCAATACCATGTCACACTACGAAATTAGCATAATCATACTCGCACCATACGCCATCCTTGGCGCTTGGATCGCAATTCAAACAATACTTACAAGAAAGAACTAATTATGACTACAATTAACCAACAGAAGGCAATGTTTTACAATGCAGGATTAATGGCAAATATTACAATGCTAGCGGAACGTGTAAAACGTACTTTAGATTTTAAATATCTTGAAACTTGTGACGAAACAGAGTTGCGCCAATTGCAAGATAATTTGATCGAGCAATATAACAACTTATTAGCAAAGGAGAAACTAGCATGAACCAAGACTTACAACATTTTATCACTGAGCATTGCAAGCGCATTGCAACTTTACAAAACAGCCAAGATCCTAACAAGCACGCATTAATTGCATTACTTGCAAAGGAGATCGGACAAGCAAAGGAGAAACTAGCATGAAAATATCTACAGAAAAATTATTGTTACGTACAAAGCAAGATAATGTCTGGTCTTTAATATGGGATGCGGAAAATACAAGCGAGGGAAAATATAAATACTCTCTCGCTGACTATCTTGACGCAAAAAAAGTTTATAAAGAAGCTGAAGAGAGACTGAACGAGATACACGAGGAAGAGTATCCGGCAAACTTGCAAAATATTAACTACTCTAACAACGCATGAAACACGCCACACAACTCTTTCCAATCGCCGTGTCTCGCCTGATTGAGATAGGCGAGAAAGCGAGGAAACAAAGAGAGCAAAGGGAGCGTGCTGGGCGTGTGGCAAGGCCTCGTGAAACGAGGGCATGCATGCATGCAGCATGTAAGGAGAAACAACTTAAATTACAATTACAAACAAGGATATAATTATGAGCAAACCAGCACAAAATATTGATTTATGGAAACAAGCAAACTCTACACTTGAAAATATTGAGGAGGAGTTAAGAGAAGCACGTTTTCATAATGATACAGAATCAATTGAGTATTTCTTGAAAGAGAAACGAGATACTCACGCACTACTTACACAACTTGAAACAAAAGGAGAAACAGCATGAAAGAATCAATACTTTGGGGCATCAAAAAGGGAGATCCGGATTGGATGCAAGAAATCATTACAAACGACAAACGCAATTTTGAGAAAGCGAGAGCCTGGGCTAAGAGAAACGGGTTT